CCATACGGAGCTCCAGCAGATTTTATGGAAGTTTCCTATAGTTACTTTATGCCAAGAATTGACAAAATCATCTTAACAAAAGATAAAGAATTTAGAGTTATTAAAGGGACTTCATCCGAAACACCAGTAACTCCACCAGATGATCCAAATGCAATGTCTTTGTATATTATAACGGTTCCTCCATACACATATAACGATAATGACCTAAACATAATTCCTATTCATAATAGAAGATATACAATGAGAGATATTGGTATCTTGGATAGGAGAATTGAAGAACTGCAAGCAAGGTCTAATGTAAGATTATTGAGAGAGAAGTCCAAAAATCTTCAAATCAGAGATGCTTCGGGTAATGACATATTCAAAAATGGTGTATTGATTGATGATTTCTCTGGACATAGTATAGGTGATATCAACTCATCAGATTATAGGTGTTCAATAGATTTCGACACCAACGAACTGAGACCGTCATTTTCTAGTGAATCATATGATATAGTTCTTGATACTTCAAGCTCAACTAATATGGTTCAGAATGGTCCTCTATTGTTAGTGGATCACGATACTGTAGAGCACCAAATCCAACCATTAGCTAATAAATCTATAAATCTAAATCCTCATAAAATGGCATACTGGTTTGGTGAGATTAAAATGAATCCATCATCCGATATGTGGTTTAGTCAAAGTATAAAACCTAGGGTTACAATAAATGATGCTGGTGAGAACAATGCTTGGGAAGGTTTATCAACAAGTGTTTCCTCAGAATTAGCACAAGGTTTTGGAACTCAGTGGAATGATTGGGAAGACCTCTGGACTGGTAGAGAAAACTATGTATCTAGTCAAGAGACAGATCCATCCTCATTGGTTGAATCTAATATTGTTAGACTTCAGAGTAGAGAAGCACAGAATGCTTTGTTTGATGCTGTTGATAAGATTGGAACAGTTAGTGCAGGTCTACCAAATAGAATTGAGAAAGACCTAACTAGTAAAACCTTAGATAATAGTATTGTTCCTTTTATGAGAACTGATGAAATAGGTTTTGTTGCAACTAACTTAAAACCAAATACTTTATTCTATGCCTTCTTTGATGATACCGCATTATCAACTGAAGTGTCATCTTGTTTAGAGATAACTCCAACAGATGCATCTAAAGTGTTTATTGATGGGGTATATGATGGTGATATCATAACAAGTTTAAATGGTGCTAAAGCTAGAGTTATTAAGAATGCTAATGATGGAACTGGTAAGATGTATATACAAACAATATCAGGAACATTATCTGTAAATGATATTGTAAATGGTGATAAATCACTAACACAAGCAACTATTAATGCAATTGTTACACCGTCTCAACTAAAATCTGATACAGCAGGTCAACTTTGTGGTGTATTCACATTACCTAGTTCAGATTCTAGTAAGTTTAGATCGGGTCAAAGACTTTTTAGGTTGATTGATAATAGTGCTAACACATTAAATAACACAGATTCAGTAGCTGAGGTAACTTATACATCCCAAGGGATAATGGATGATCCTGAAAACTATGTTGTGTCAACTAGATTACCTCTAACAAAAAGATCAAATATTTGTGACGCATTATCAGTATCTAAAGATGTTTTTTCAAGAGAATTGAATGCCATTAATAGATGTTTAGATTGGAAAGATCCATTATCACAAACTTTCATAGTTGATTCTGCTTCAAATAGAAATGGTATCTTCTTAAAGTCACTGGACCTTTTCTTCAAAACTAAAGATAATACTTTACCTGTTATGGTTGAAATAAGACCTACTGTGAATGGATATCCTTCAACTTCAACTGTTATACCTTTTTCTGAAGTTATACTGAATCCATCTCAAGTTACGGTTTCTACTGGTCCAGACCCTGAAACATCATCTAATAAAAACACTAGATTCAACTTTGATGCTCCGGTATACTTATCTCCAGGTGAGTATGCAATAGTAGTAAAAACAAATAGTAGTAATTATGAATTGTGGCAAGGTGTTATCGGTGAATCCAGATTAAGCACCACAGGAATACAGGATGATCAATTAGAAAAGATTACAAAACAACCTTTAGTTGGAAACCTATATTCATCTCACAACTCAGGAACTTGGGAACAGTTGAATAATGAATCATTGATGTTCAGATTGAATAAATGTCAATTTAAAACATCTTCACCTTCATCTGCTATGTTAAATGTTTCTCTACCTGCACAATCTAAAAGTATAGACTTGTTCAAGTTCAATGTTTCTATGTTGAAAAACTTCACTTCAAGTCAAAATCCAACTTTTAGTTACACTATTGGTTCTGATTCAGCAATCAACTTTCACGAAAATAGAAATATTGAATTACCTTTATCAAAGACTGTAGGTGGTGCAACAGCATTCAAAATAACTTCAACAATACCCACATCAACTAGCACTGACGTATGTCCTGTGATTGATATGGAAAGAATCAGTTTAATAACTGTGAAGAATATTATTGATAGTGTAGAGTATGATGCATCTGACTTGACTATAGAGAATGCTGGAAGTGGATATTTGGCATCTGATGTGTTCAAAATAACGGATCAAACGGATTCCACTAAATCAGCTACATTCAACCCTATAGTTGATGGTAGTGGTTCTATAACAGGATTTAACTTAATATCTTCATCTAAAAATATGACAAATGGAGTGACTACAAGTTTATCAACCTCAACAGGATCGGGTGAATCTATAGTTGTTGACAGTGAAACATCCCCATCTGGGAGTGTTGCGGATGCTGTATATATTTCTAAAAGAGTGAACTTGAAATCACCATACGAATCTAAAGATATTAGAGTTTATCTTGATTTATTCAAACCATCAGGATCTAATGTCCACGTATATTATAAAGTTGCTAACACAAATGATTCCACAATTTTTGATGACAGAAATTGGTATCTTATGTCACAAGTAACACCAGAATACATTGTCTCCGAATTTAGTAATGATTACAGAGAATATGTTTTTGGAACTAATGGTGGTGTAGAGTTAGTAACAAATGGAACACTTGATAATTTCAATGTTTATGCAATCAAAGTAGTTTTTTCTTCATCAAATACATCCAGACCCCCAAAGGCAAGAAATCTAAGAGCAATTGCTCTACAAGAATTTGCTGGTGTGTAGAACATATAAATACATACAAAGCAGGATTGGTCTTTTTGTAGATTTAAAAGAAAACACTCTTTTTCTTATGTTTGATTTTAAAACACTAAGAGGTTTTCATTATATTAAGTAAAAGTGTCATTTCTGCTTTAAAAGGGACGACAAAAAATAGTATCACTGCCAATATACTTTTACAAATCGTCCGGGTCTGGCAGGACTAAAGCGGAAACACATTATATATAATACGGAGTTTCGCCAAACTTTTGTTTTTTTATAAAGGGGTAGAGATGGCAAATCCTACAAATAGAGAAGAACTAAAACAGTTTTGTTTGAGAAAACTTGGAAAACCTGTTTTGGAGATAAATGTTGCAGATGAGCAGTTAGAAGATAGAATTGATGATGCCCTCAAAATGTATCACGATTTTCATTATGATGGTATTGAAAGAGTTATTATAAAAAGTCAAATTACTCAAACTGATAAAGATAATGGATACCTATCTATGAGTGATTCAGTTGTTTCTATTGAGAAGATACTGGACTTGAACACTGGAAGTTCTAATGAAATTCTATTTGATGCTCAATTTCATATGACTTGGGATGCATTATATGCTTTCAATCAAACACCTACTCAGTTACAGTATTATACAGCCACTCAAGAAAACCTAACACTAATAAATCAAATCCTAAATGGTAAACAACCACTTAGGTATAGACGACACACTGATAGACTTTACATTGATATGGATTGGGATAAAGTTGCTGTAGATGACTTTATTATAGTTCAAGCTTATCAAATAATAGACCCCAACACATATACACAAGTATGGTCTGATAGATGGTTAAGGGAATATACCACTGAACTATTTAGAGAGCAGTGGGGAACTAATCTTATAAAATATTCTGGTGTTCAAATGCCAGGGGGTCTCACTTTTAATGGTGAGAAGATTTTAGATGACGCAAAAACCAGAATAAGAGAACTTGAGGAAGAGTTGAGAAACACTTACGAAGAACCTCCAACATTCTATATGGGGTAATAATGGCAACTAATCCTTATTTCAATAAAAACTATTCTTCACAGTCAGAACAAGACTTATATGATGACTTGATGGAAGAGTCTATCAAGATTCACGGAATTGATATAAAATATCTACCAAGAGAACTTGTGAAAGTTGATTCCATTTTTAGAGATGTTGAAGTGTCAAAATTTACAACAACTCACGATATAGAGATGTTTATTGATAGTGTTGAACAGTTTGGTGGTGAAGGTGACTTTCTTTCCAAATTTGGTGTAGAGATTAGAGATAATCTAGAACTCACTGTAATGGTTAAGAGATTTGACACACTAAGCATAGGAAGACCAAAAGAGGGTGACTTAATATATTTCCCCTTCAATAAACAACTTTTTGAGGTTATGTTTGTTGAACATGAAGAAATATTCTATACTCTTGGTAAGAAGTTTGTCTATAAAATAAAACTAGAACTTTTCGAATACTCTAATCAGATGATAAACACTGGTGTTGCTGATATAGATAGTATTCAATATGAATCTGCATATTCAATAGAACTGACAACTACAACAGGTTCTGGAGACTATGTTGCCGGAGAGAATGCATACCAAGGTTCAGATTTATCATCTGCAACAGCTAAAGGTCGTGTCGCATCTTGGGCAAACAATAAACTTGAACTAATAGATGTTGTTGGTAAATTTGTAGAAGGTGTGAATGTTGTCGGTGATGCTGGAGCATCCTATGCAATAGACCTCCCACAGAATTATGAGGATGTTGAGTTAGAAATTCCAAATGATCCACTTTCTGATAATAAAAGTTACGAAACAGAAGCAGATGAAGTTATTGATTTTTCAGAAAATAATCCATTCTCTGAAGAAGATTATTAAAACTCTTATAAATACATTTGATTATGGCTTTATACAATGAATATTTTTATCATAAGACTGTTTTTAAGAGTGTTGCTACTTTCGGAACACTATTTAATGATATAACCGTTAAAAGAAAAGATGCATCCAATAACACCTTGAAAGAAATTAAGGTTCCATTATCCTATGGTCCAAGAAGCAAGTTTCTATCTAAGATACTATCTCAACCAACTGATAATAGTGCAGATAAAAGAACAGCAATAACATTACCTAGAATAAGTTTTGAGATATCAGGTTTTGCTTATGATTCTCAAAGAAAAATGAATTCCCTGGGTGTTAGATATAACACAACCCAAAGTGATGTTGAAAAGTCTATGAGGAATCCTGTTCCTTACAATATAGATTTTGGATTGAATATCTACGTAGAACACTTTGATGAAGGTTTGCAGATTATTGAGCAAATAGTTCCATTCTTCAGTCCATACCTAAATGTCCCTTCAAAACTTGTATACGATGATATGGGAGTTGTTGATGACGTTCCTGTATTACTTAATAGTGTTTCACTGGAAGAGACATACGAAGGTCAATTTGAAGACAGGAGAGTTATCAACTGGACCTTGGGTTTTACAATGAAGACAAATATATTCAAACCAGTCAAAACATCAAAACAAATCAAACAAGTTGAGGCTAATATTATATCTACTCCAACTGGAACAGGGGAAGTTACTGCACAAGAAGTCCAACAGGCAAATGAATCTGGACCAAAATCCAAAACAATAATAAAACCAGGATTGACAGCACAAGGTCAACCAACAACAAAAGAATCTGAATCTGTTCCGAAAGAACAAATAGAAGCAGATGATGACTATGGATTTATCACAGATTTCTTAGAAGGTGTGTAAAATGTCAAAAGATTTCAAAGACATCGAAGACAGTTTAGATGTTCTCCCAGAAGATTCTGATATAAAAGACTTGACAGAAGTTCAAGATGGTGTTATAATAGAAGTTCAAGATGAAAAAGATGAGTTTTCAGAAGAGATGCAAGATAGTCGAAGAAAAGATTACAAGTTTGCCAGAAAGAATCTGAAAAATGCTGTAAATATTGGAAATGAGGCACTTGAAGACTTGATAGAGATTGCAAAGAGTTCACAGCAACCAAGAGCATATGAAGTGATAGCAACCCTTGTAAAGAATGTTTCTGATGCCTCTGATAGACTGATGGATGTAAATAAGAAACTCCACGAGATTGAAATAATATCGGAACCAGAAAAGAATCTAAAGAATATGGATAAACTTGAACTGAACCAACAGAACAATACTTATTATGTTGGTTCAACTGCTGATTTACAAGAACTCATCAATAATACTATGTCAGATAAAACTTTAATAGAAGTTGACAAGGATGATGATAAGGAAGAGTAGCATATGCCGACTTATGAATATGAATGCACAAAATGTGGTCATAAATTTGAAAGAATACAAGGTATAAATGACGAACCTTTGAAAACTTGTATAAAATGTAACGAAAAAACACTTAAAAAACTATTCCACACTTCTGGAATTATATTCAAAGGTTCTGGTTTCTACACAACAGACTATAAGAAAAAAGGAAAGTGATGGAATCTTCTGATCAAGAGATTGAACATTTTCAAGGAAACCCACTTGTTAAAAAGGTTGGGGCAAAAATCCAATTTTCGAAAGAACAGGTTACGGAATTTGTAAAATGTGCTCAAGACCCTTTCTACTTTATTGAAAAATATATGAAGATTGTCACCATTGATTCTGGTGTTCAAGTCATCAAACTCTATGATTTCCAAAGAGAGATGATTGATAAGTTCATCAATGAGAAGTTTGTTTTGGCAAAATGTGCTAGACAGTCTGGAAAGACCATTGGTGTTGAATCCTTCATTCTTTGGTCTATTTTATTCAAGGATAACTATCGTGTGGGTATGTTTGCAAATAAGTTTGACACATCCAAAAAGATTCTAAAAGAAATCAAATACTCATACGAACAACTTCCTATGTGGTTACAACAGGGTGTTATTACTTGGAACAAGCATAGTATAGAACTTGAAAATGGTTCCTCAATCACTTCATCCTCAACTTCTGGTGATGCTGGACGTTCAAGAACATACAATTTAGTATTCTTGGATGAGTTTGCCTTTGTCCCAGATTATGTTGCTACTGACTTTTTTACGGCAGTTTATCCTACAATATCTTCTGGTAAGAACACAAAAGTTATTATTATTTCAACCCCAAACGGATTGAACTTCTTTTATAGAATGTGGGTTGAGGCTCAAGAGGGTAGGTCAAAATACCAATTATTTGAAGCAAACTGGAGAGCAGTTCCAAGTAGAGATGATGCTTGGGCTGAAGAAACGGTTGCCAATGTCGGAGAAAAGGCATTTCAACAGGAGTATGAGTGTGATTTTTTAGGATCATCAAACACTCTAATATCAACCACAAAAATCAAAGAACTGGTATGGAAGAGACCCCTACGAAGACATCAAGGTGGATTGACGATATACGAAGACCCAAAACCAAGAAATCAATATGTTATAACAGTTGACGTTTCAAGGGGTATTGGTAAAGATTATTCTGCTTTCACGGTAATCAATGTTACAGACTTTCCATATAAGGTCTCAGCAAAGTATCAGAATAATGAAATATCACCAATGTTATTTCCTAATGTGATATATGAAACCGCATCTCATTTCAATCAGGCAATGGTTCTGGTTGAGGTGAACGATATAGGTGAACAAGTTGGAGCAATTCTTTACAATGATTTGGAATATGAAGACTTGATTATGACAGAACACGGTGGAAGAAATGGTCAAAGAGTTTCTTCTGGTTTCGGAAAAAATGTCTATTATGGTTTGCGAATGACAGGTAATGTTAAAAAAATTGGAATGGCAAACTTGAAAACTATGGTTGAAAGTAATAAACTAATAGTTGAGGATGTTGATATCATCTCTGAAATGTCAACCTTTGTTCAAAAAAGAAATAGTTATGAAGCTGAAGATGGATATCATGATGATTTAATGATGTGTCTTGTAATCTTTGGATGGTTATCAAATCAAGAATATTTCAAAGAATTAACAAATATGGATATTAGAAGAAAACTCGAAAGAGAGAGAGAAGATGAAATGTTAGAAGCAACATTACCCCCTGGATTTGTTGTCCGAGGAGATGAAGATGAGGTATTCACTGATGATGAAGGGAATTCTTGGCACATCGTAAGGTGAAAATGTTACTTTTTATAAATATCTGTGAATAAAAATAGTTTTATTTTTTTATTAAAAGGAGAATAATTATGGCATCACTATTAAGTCCAGGTGTTATAACAAGAGAAATAGATTTGACGACAGTAACACCTGCCGTTGCATCTACAGAGGGTGGAATTGCATTGCATACTCAATGGGGTCCTGCTGGAAAATTAGTATTAATAACCGATGAAGCAGACTTAGCAGAAGTTTTCGGAAAACCGAAGAGTGGTTACAATGCAGAAAACTGGTTCACAGCAAAGAATTTTTTATCATATTCTGGTGCATTATATGTTTCTAGAGCACTTAATACTGATGCTCTAAATTCTGTAAGTAATGGAGACAATGTTTTAGTAAAAAACTTAGATCATTGGGAAGCTGGAGGACAACTAACATCAGCTGCATTTATAGCAAAATATCCTGGATCTATAGGTGATAGTCTGAAAGTGGAACTAGCAGATTCTTCTGTTTTTGCTACTTGGGCATATAAATCTCTGTTTGGAGATGCACCTACTCAAGATCAACTTCACGTTGTTATCATCGATGAAGGTGGTTTATTTTCTGGAGAAAAGGGTAAAGTCTTAGAAAAGTTTGAATTTCTTTCAAAGTTATCCGATGGAAAATATGAAGACGGAAGTTCCTCATATTATCAAAAAATTCTTAATGACTCATCTGAGTATATTTGGGCTAAAGATCATTTATTACCTGAATGGGGTAAAACAGAATCAGAAACTGTAGTTTACGATGCTGATGGAGATATCACTTCTCTTGTCCAAGCAGATGATCAAATCATGATGAGTGCAGGTTCTATATCCACAGGTCACTCACTAGGGTTTGGTCACAATGGTACCAGTGACGATCAAAACCGAGTAAACGCAATGGACCTCTTTGTAGACGACGAATTAGTTGACATTTCCTTTTTGTTAGCCGGTAAAGCAGATGCAATTGTTATCAACAAAGTATTCGCAATCGCATCGTCACGGCAAGATTGTCTAGGTGTTATTTCACCTGAGAAGGAAGACTGTGTGAACGCAATAGACCCAGCAGGTAATATAAAAACTTTTAGAGAATCTTTGAGTGTCGGTGGTCTTAGAGACTTAAAAGGTAGTTTCATGGTTATGGATGATAACTGGAAATACCAATTCGACAAATACAATAACGTAAATAGATGGGTTCCTTGTAACGGTGATACTGCTGGACTAATGGCAGAAACTGACATCGAAAGAGCTGCTTGGTTCAGTCCTGGTGGTCGATCTTTAAAGAATGTTATCAAACTTGCTTGGAAATCCAAGAAAGCAGAGAGAGATGTTCTTTATCCTCTAGGTGTCAACTCAATTACAACTTTCCCAGGAGAAGGAGCAATCCTTTATGGTGATAGAACAATGTTGAAAAGACCTTCCGCATTTGATAGAATTAATGTAAGAAGACTTTTCATAGTTTTGAGAAAGACTATTTCTAGAACTGCAAGAGCATTCTTGTTTGAGCAAAATACTGAATTTACTAGAGAGAGATTTAAAAATACTGTTATACCTTTCTTGGAAGAAGTTCAAGGAAGACAGGGTATCACGGATTTCTTAGTAGTTTGTGATGAAACTAATAACACAGGTCAAGTTATAGATCAAAATCGATTTATAGGTGACATTTACATCAAACCAGCCAGAAGTATCAACTTTATCGAACTTAACTTTGTAGCAGTTCGAACTGATGTTGAATTCAGTGAAGTTGTTGGTTCGGTATAAAATAGGAGATAACAATGGCTTATTCAATACAGAATATTAAATCGAATTTGACAGGTGGAGGAGCAAGGTCTTGCCTATTCAAAGTATCCTTCACTTATCCTGCTGCAATTGGTGCTGTTTCTGAGGAAAAACTTGAGTTCTTATGTAAGGGTTCAGTTATTCCAGAATCAACTATCAACGCTGTTGACATTAATTATATGGGTAGGATTATAAAGGTTGCAGGAACTAGACCAGCATTTGCAGACTGGACTGTAACTATAATCAATGATGAAGATTTCGCAATCAGGAATGATCTTGAAAAGTGGATGAATTATATGAACGGTCACGTAGACAATAAGCAGTTAACTGCAATGACTGACTACAAAACAGACGGAGTTGTAACTCAGTTATCCAAAGACGGTTCTAAATTGAGAGAATATAAGTTTAGAGGAATTTTCCCAACTAACGTTGCTTCAATTGCTTTAGATTGGTCTTCGGAAGATATTCAAGAATTTGAAACTACTTTCTCAGTTGATTGGTGGGAAGCTAGTGGAATTTCTTATCCAAAAGGTGACAACGGAACAGGTAGTATTTAATAATACCTTATAACTATAAAGAAGGGTTCTGCTAAATAATAGTGGAACTCTTTTTTTATATATTGGAGAAATATAATGCCAAAATTTCTAGGTTATGAATTTGATTTATTCGGTTTTTTGAACCGAGATGAAAAACCAATTGGACCGATTCTAAATGAACCAAATGATGATGGTTCAAAAATTGTTGAAGTATCACAGGACAAAGATGGTGCTGGAGTATTTTTTACATCAGGAACTACTTTAAACTATGACAGTTCTTTTCACGATGAAAAAGAACTTATAAAAAAATATCGAAATATGGCTTTTCAACCAGAAGTTGATGAAGCTATTAATGATATTGTCGTAGATTCGGTTGTTGGAGATGAACGAGAAGACACTGTGAAAGTTGACTTACAAAGGACTGCTTGGTCAAAATCAGTTCAGAAAAAGGTAGCCGAAGAATTCTCAAATGTCTTGGATATTCTAGAATTTAGGTCTAAAGGTTTTGAAATATTCAAATCTTGGTATATTGACGGTAGAATATTTTACCAAAAAGTTCCTCATAGTAATAGGAATAAAGGTTTACTTACAGTTAAAAGATTGGACTCTCTGAATATTAAAAAGGTTAAAGAAGTGACCAAAAAGACAGATAAGAAGACTGGTGTAAACTATATAACTGATGTTAAAGAGTATTATGTATACAGTAAGCATTCCAACTATCATCCTGGATATACATCATCAAATGCGAATGTAGTTACTAATATTAAAATCCCTATGGATAATATTGCTTATGCTCATTCAGGATTATTTGATAGTGGCAAGGAGCAGGTTCTCTCACACCTTCACAAGGCAATGAAGACGTTAAATCAACTTCTAATGCTGGAGGATAGTGTTGTAATATATCGCATCTCTAGAGCACCTGAAAGACGAGTATTCTATATTGATGTGGGTAATCTTCCAAGAACAAAAGCAGAGCAATATCTTCAAGACATTATGAGAAGATTTAGAAATAAACTAGTCTACGATTCATCATCAGGTGAAGTAAAAGACGATAGAAAATTTACCACAATGACTGAAGATTACTGGTTGCCAAGAAGAGAAGGTAAGTCTGGAACTGAGATTTCAACTTTACCTGGAGGTCAAAATTTAGGTGAGATGGACGATGTTGAGTATTTCAAGAAGAAACTATACAAAGCACTAAACATCCCAACTTCCAGATTAGAACAAGAGACTGCATTTAATATGGGTAGAAGTGGTGAGATAACACGAGATGAAGTTAAGTTTGCTAAATTTATTGATAGATTGAGAAGAAGATTCTCTGATATATTCTATGATCTTTTATCCACTCAACTTGTTATGAAAGGTGTAATGAGTAGAGAAGAGTGGGAAGAAAACAAAGACAGAATTGAATTTGTATATTCTAATAATTCTTACTTTTCAGAATTGAAGACAATGGAACTATTGAGAGAAAGATTTAATTTAGCAACTGAGGCTGAATCATATGTTGGAGAATACCTATCTCGTAGATGGATGTATAATAATGTGTTCAAATTCAGTGATGCTGAGATTGCTGCAATGAAAAAAGAGATTGATCAAGAAGAAAATGATGGTGAAATAACACCTGATGATTTTGGAGATGCCGGTGCTGACTTGACAGACAAAGACCAGAGTAAAGAAGAAATCTCAAAACCTGGAGTATTAGAAGATGAAGTGCAGAATGTTGCCAAGTTTGATAATATAAATAACACGAACTCTAAAACTGTTTCACAGTTATTGGAAAAGTTTTCCTCCATTATGGATGACAAGTAATGCCGAATTTTGAACTCAACATAGACATTGAATCGATTATACTGAAAGAGAATATTGACAATTCTTTTAAAGAGGTTTTCGATATACAAACTTTTTCGGTGGATTTTAATAATACCCAAAATAAAAATTTCGATGATATTTTTAAAGAAGAGTTTGTATTAAAAAATGATATGTCATTTAATGTGGAACTTGATAACAAATCCTCAGTCTACAATACAGACTTCAGAAGACATTTTGATTTACACTCATTCAATGTCTTCTGTGAAAGTAATTCTAATATTGATTTAAATTCTAGTTTTAAAGATGTTTTTAACACTAACAAGTCTAGAGTATTTCACGATTTGAAGTCTAGAGTTGATGAAGTGGATATTGTAGAAGATATTCCACAAGTGGTTGAAGTTGAAGAAGAAGTGGAAGAAAAATTCCCATTTACAATTGAACTCAATGAAGATGGAACAGTTTTTGATTATGATTTTAGAAAATGTTTCAATATTATTAATTTTGAAACTTGTGTTAATAGAGATGTAGATATTAGTGATAATCTTTTCGAAGAATATTTTGAAATCAGATGTGAAAGTACTTATGACTACGATATAATCAATAATTTGAAAAAGGATTTCAGTAGTAGAAAAGTTTTAACAAGAGATGATATCCCAGACCAAGAGGTTGATATTCACTCTTTAGATGAGGATATGAAAAATTCCACATCCTTAGAGAAAGATTTTGAGAAGAAATCTTCAATAATAAAAGAGAAGACATTCTACAAAATAGTTGAAGTTGAAGAAGAGACGGTAGAGATAGAAGAAAAGGTTTTACCAGAACCTAAAATAGAGACACCAAACCTTGATGAATTTGAAAGAAAGGTGGACGGTCTAGAAGAAAAATACGAAGACCTTTTACAAAAAACTAAAGATCATTATGAAGATCAAATCAATAAGATGACCGAAGAATTTGCAAAATTTCGAACTAACATTGCATCACAAGTCAGTAGGATGGCTATGGTTTCAACATCTGCTGGTGGTGGTGCTGTGAATATTCTTGATATGGATGATTTTGATAGGTCTAATCTTCAAGATGGTAATGTCTTATCTTATAATAGTTCTTTGAAAAAATTCCAATTAATTGATAATTCAGCATCAACTCTCGATTTGATGCATTCTTTTTGTTTCGAAATAACACAAACACATTTGGATAATGGGTATTTCGACTTACCTCACCCTGCTGACCTAAATTATATTCATTTATCTGAAATTCTAATCAATGGTATTCAGAATAACTGTCCTGACCAATACACATTCACTACAACAACTAGAATAGACACTTCAAATCTAACACTAGATTTAGGTGATAAAGTCAGAATAGTTTACATAAAATCTTAATTTTTAAAAAAAAATCATCTTTTTTTCATTTTTTGGATAAAAGGTGTATATATACATTCATATAGTGAAACTTGAAAAGTAAATTATGTTATATTATTTTTATTTTCAAGGAGTAAAATATGGCTTTAAAACTTAGAGGTGTAGTCCAAATACAGGATGCCTCTATAGAATTGTCAAAAATCAAAGATATCTCCTCTGGTAAACTTATAGGTAGACCGGAAGAGTCATCTTTAAATTATAATGCTGAAAACGCAGCTCCCTCAGAAATATCTGGTGAAGATATTAGAAGGATTGCGGAACTCCATATTGATGATAATGTTCACTTTGCTAACTTAGAGTCTGATGCTATTACTGCAACATCTACAACTCTTGCTGGTGCCCTTAGTGCTGCTTCTGCTGACTTAAATGATGGTCAACTAGATGCTGGTGCTGCTAACTTGGCATCTGCTACCATTTCCGGTGATGTTAGTGCTTCTAATACTGCTTTCTCAGGTACTTTGAGTTCTGGTGCTGCTACTTTAGCTTCTGCTGCTGTAACAAATGCACTA